CATTCGCCTTAAAAGTGCTTCCCAAACCACGACTTGAAATACCTAATTTAACACCACTCTCTATTAATGATTGTAGAATTTTACCTGATGGTGTGTTTAAAATACGAACTTTGCCCATTACATTATTGCCATCCCACCAAACACGGGTAACAATGTGGGAAACATTCTTTAAGTTGATTACGGAATCTTCTGGGTGGTCTAATTCACCTAGTGCTCTACGATCATCAACTAACTTTTGATAATTACGAATTTCACGTTCAAGAATTCTTTTGCTATATATTCTGCCGTTACCATTTAATTCATCACATTTTTGCATAACGCCACTAAGCATTACGCCACCTTCTTGAATAAAGCGCTTATCTTCTTCTGTAAGTAAATCCTTACAAATTCCGCCTTCACAAAGTTCAAAAAATTCTCTTAATAGTTCTTTACTCATTTTTTAAATAAAACCTGTCTTTTTTATCAGGTATTTTCCATTCAGTTGAATAACCTTTCCAATCTATTTCTGCAAGAAACTTTATTTGTCCTTTTAATAGCCCTTCAGTTACACGGTGATAGCCATCAGTTAATAAAAACTTATTTTCATTTAGTATCCATGTAAGTTGGATTGGACCTTCTGTTTTACTTTTTCTTCCTTCCATGCAGTTCTTAAAAGATGTACGTATACCAACTCCTTTATCAGTATCACCACGCTGTATAATCATTTCATGTATAGAAACTTCGCGTGTTTCTTTAATACCTCTAAGGCCGTATTTTATATAATTTTTAAAACTTTCTTTTAAATTATATTTGTGATACATCTTTCTGTTCTCTATTAAAGAAGCCCCTGCGTTTTTTAGGCGCAGGGGCTAAAGTCAACAACCTTCCGTACATCTACGAACAGGTTGTAATAAATATCTGCGAACGTAAGCTAAATTTTTCATGAGGACACCTCCAATCATTTATAATTAGTAGCATATTTCTTATTTCTTCATATTTATTACTATTCCACTATCACCAACTACCTTACTTAATAAGTAAGAAGTGCCTGAACTAATACAACCGGCAACAAATATATTAAACGGTAATGACGATATTGTTAACCAATTAAACATTCCAACCCAAAATCCCATACACATTGTGCAATGAAATAGATGATATTTTGGTCTTATTTTATCAAATATTTTTCCATAAACTGTTATCATTGTCATTCCATAACAGGCTAATATAAAAATAAGTAATTTCATATTATTTGTTTGCTGTTCTATTAATTGGTCCAGTAGCGGGCCTACTTCTTGTAGGATTACTTCTAGCAGCTGGAGGAGCTGGACTAGCAGCAGGTGCAGGAGATTTATATATTTGTTTTGCAGCAGTATCCATTTTTGATGTTTCAGCTCCCGGTATTAGACTTAATTGAGCAGCCAGACCTTGTTGATTTGCGGTGGCGGTTTTTGTAGCTTTTGCAGCAGCAGAAGCTTGTGCATTTGCTTTTTGACTAGCCATCTTTGCAGCAGATTGTCTTGAAATAGGAATACGTGCAGCTGCTATATTTAATGCATTAAAATCTTTTAATGATTTTTCAAATTGTTTTGAAACATCAAATAATTTTTTAGCTTGTTCTTCTTTATCGCCTATATTATAAGCTGAATTAAGTTTTTGTAAACCGCTCATAACTAGAGTATTAATAGAAGCATCAACTATTTTTTGTATTTCTTTAGCATTTTTAGTAGTATTTATTTTATTAACTAATGTATCAATTTCCGCAATTTTAGATAGAGGTATTTTAGCATTTTGTAAAGTGTTAGCTGCTGTTTTAGCATTTTGATCAACTTGCTGTGCCGCTTGTGCTCCCATGCTTGTTGGTCCTGTTTGCTGCTGTTGGGGTTGTTTTTTTCCACTTGGGTCAATGGCAAACTTGTTCCATTGTTTCTTAGCCCAATCTTTAGCATAAGCACCAACGGCACCTAATACTTCATCTAAATTTTCTTCCTTTAAAACATATTCTATTTCTTCTTTAATGATTTGTTTTAAATGATCTTTTTTGATAATCATATAACTAACCTTTTATTTTAACAGAAATTTTATTAGATTTATGCGTTGATTCAGCTACTTTTCTAGCTTTAGCTTTTTCTTCAGGAGTTGCTTCACCGGGAGTAATTGCAAAAGCTTGTTTACCCTTTAAATTTGGATCTAACGTATAACCGCCATATCTTCTTGCAGCAGGTTTATCGGCTGATGCTTTTACTTCCGGCGCAGACATAGCGGCGGCAGGTTTGTCAGCTTCAGGGTCAGGTTTTTCATTTTGTTTTGGATTATCAGACATAGCAGCGGTTCGTTTTAAATAAGCGGCTATTTGTAAATTACCAAAGTTTATTTTACTTAAAGAATCATGTGTTTTGGTGAGTTGATCGCCAATTGATTTTAATTGATTAGTTAAATTTTTATCATTACCGGCTTCACTAAGAGTATATAACTCTGGTTTGATGATCATAGTAATAATATTTAATAAAAAGCTTTGTCTATCTTTAGCGCTTTTATATTTTTGCAAATCAGCAACCATATTTTTAAAAGAAGGAATATTTGTTTCTTTTGTAGGTGTATGCTTGAAATGAGAAATATCTTTTTTTGCTCCAAAACCAAACAATGCTTCATCAATATCTTGTTCATTCAAAGAAAGGGATATTTCTTCGTAAATTATTTTTAATAAGTCATCATGCGAAATTTTCATGTTTTTTTACCTTAACACAACAATAATTTTTGACTCTTTAAGTGGACCTCTTAAATTAACGGTTCTATTACCTGTATCTGGATCTGTATCTGGTTCTCGCGGGTCAAACGGGGCGGGTTCGTTTTTCAAATCTGTTTTTTTAGCAGGAATAGATGGTTTAACATATTTTTTAGCTAAATCAGGATATAGAGTAGCTAAATGTTTAACTAATCTATGAAGTTTATACGGCTCATATGTTATTTCTGGGTATTTCTCTACAAAAAGTTTAATGCGTTGAAGTCTTTCTATATCAAATAAATTTTGATGATTTTGTATTAATTCATTATAATTAATATTTTTATTTTTAAAAAGTCTTAAGTCATTAAAGAAGTTTTCTAATTGCTGATTACCATCAAAAGATAATATAGGCAAAAAAGCGTTTAAAAACTCTTCCTTTCCAATACCCATTTCTAAACCAGTTTCTTTATTGATATTAGATACATATTTAGGAATAGGAAGCTTAGCAGTTAACTCCGCTGCTTCCAAAATAAGAAATTGTATAAGTTTCGCATTTAGTATCATTAATAAAAATCCTAATAATTGTAACGATAAATACCACGGGTTGGGAAACCGTATTTTGGAATACTGCCCTTGAAAGGTTCTTGTGGTACTTCACCAAGTTCAGTAGATTTCTCAGAGTCAGGTTTGAGAATCTCTTTCTCAAGAGCATCATCATATGCTTTCTCAAACTCATAACTTGGGCGTTCTTGTTCAATAAAATTAGCTAAGTTATAAACTACCACTTGTAATGGATCAACACCTTGAGGAGCTTGTTGTGGAAAGTTGCCTTGTAAAGAACCATAAATATTACCAGAAAAAACACTTTCAGGTAATATTACACCTTTTTGAACCATATATTTAAAAAGGCGCTCTTGAAGTTTATAAATTCTGTCACTTTGTACGTCTTTTGGAAGAACAAGCACTTTTTGCTTTTGCGGAATAACAATAATATCTATTTCTGGATGCTCTCTTAATAAGAGGTCGCCGGATAGGGTTTTACGTATATTTACTTTCTTTTTTATACCTTCCCAATCGCCAATAGATACGTTTATCACTAGTTTTCCACCTCATGTACAAACTGTTGAATTTTTAATATGTTTTCTAACATCTCATTAGAAATATTATTATCGCTCTTAAACTTATTTAGTACTTCGTTTAATTTATTTGTTTTATTAAACATTCTTTCGTCTTCTTTTATTTCTTCTTTTTTAAGAGCGGAGTCAATCTTCTCTTTTAATCTACCAATTTCTTCATTTAAATACACTTTTAGTTCTATGCCTTCATCGGCAAAAGAATTTACGTATTTAGTTAATAAACTCTTCTGCTCTGTTAACAGGCCAGAATATTTTTGGTTAAATTTACTAACAAACTTTTTAAATACTAAATTATCTATTGGTTTTAATTGTTTATCTTCTACACTTTCACTAATAACTATTTGTTTTAATATTTCTTGTTCTAATAATATTTTTTCTTTTATTGGTGTAGAGTCATTAAAAATTTGTGCAATAGTTGCTAAATCTTTATAATAAGGTATAAAATTATTATAGGAATCAGCACCTAGTACCTTATTGATTGTGCTTATTAGCTTTGTTTGCTCATTGAAAAGCTGACGTTTATCAAGACACATATAACGATTTTTAACTTCAGCCAAAAAACGCTCACTCAACGATTTATCAACACTTGGAACACGCAGAGCAGAATAAAGCTTTAATTCTTCAGATAAAATAGAAATTGGACTAAAATAATGTAACAATATAGATTTTATATTAGCTAAACGCTCTTCATCTTTTGTTAATGTAGCTTTTGTTCCTTCACGTAACAAAATTTCGTAAAGAAAAGCGGTATTTCTTTTCTTATTGTGTTTCATCTATTTATCCTCTTTTTTCTTGTCTTCTTTAAGTAGTGTTTTTGAAAGCGTTTGGAGCTTATTTTCCATTTCTAACAACATTTTTTCTTGATCTTCTATATTTTCTTCAACTTCTTCTGAAAAAATGCCTTTACCAGATCTTCTTAATGTGTTCAAACCGGCAAACAGATTTCTATTTGTTTTTCTAAATTGTTCTGGCTTTACTCGCGCATCGTTACTTCTTTGTCTAGGGCCAGATGTTTCTCTACCATCTATAGCTTTTTGCTTATGCCATGCACCATTCCAATCTTCTCTTGTATAAGAACCGTCTTCTCTTCTACCGGGAGCTGCCAAAAGAGCACTTTCTGGTTCAGAGCTAGCTTCTTCTCCACCAGACGACTCTCCTCCTTCTTCACCTGTAGGACCACCAGCTGGAACATCAGCACCGGCTGGGGCTGCGCCTAAATCGGTGTTAAGGGTAGACCCACCAACTGCACCAGTGTCAGTAGCCTCACCGGCTTCAACAGATTTTTCAAATTGTTTGTCATAGAATAAATCACGTTGAATACGTAAGAAATCATCATCATTCATACGGAATATATTTTCATAAATCCAACGTTTGCTGAAACCAACTTCCTTGGCAGAACCAGCTACTTCTAGCTGTGCTTTGAAATATTCTATTTCTTGCATTTCGCTGATTTTAGAGGGATTATTCAACTTAATCTTGAAATTAAGTAAATCTTGATTTCTATAACCTAAAACATACAAGTGAATAATACCAATTTTTTCTAATTCGTTAACTAATACACGTTGCAATCTTTGAACGGTCTTAGCGAAACGAATATCTTTTTGAGATAGGGTGGTTTTATCTTCTGATCCTTCTTTTCCTCTTGCAAGATAAACTTGTGGTATTTTTAAAGCAGAAAATAACTTATCACGTAAATATTCTATGTCATCTATATCGCCTTGAAATTGACCACCGGGAAGAGTTTCAATTCTTGTACCGGTAGAAGTACCACGTACAGGCAAGAAATAGTCTTCATCAATACTCATAGGATTATAACGTAAATCAACACGACCAGTATTTGGGTCTACAATTTGATTGCGTTTCATTTGAGTAATAATTTTTTGCATGAATTGTTCTATTTCTGTCGGAGAAATATTTCCAACGTCAATATAGAACACACGACGATCAGGAGCGCGAACAATGCGATAAGCCATCATTGCATCTTCCATTAGCTGTAATTGACGCCAAATTCTGCGGGCAGGCTCTAAAATTGAAGTTCCGTATGGAGCGTACTTATCTTGTCCAAGAATACGAAAATGTGCAATTTGCCAATTTTCAAAAGTTAAACCGGCACTGTTCCATTGGAACTGAACATAATTTGGATTTGTCTCGTCTTGTCCTTCTAAACGTTCTACTTCTGGTGAAGGTAAAGCTAACACGCCTTTTATACCCAATTTTTCATCTATATCTAGGTATAAAAAGAAATCACCAAACTTACACATTGTTCTACACCAAGAAAATAGATTACTTTCTAGATTTAACGTATTGTAATATAAATTATGTAATATACCTTTTATTTCTTCATTACGAGTTTCAATTGTAATGACATTTCTATAATTGTTGCTAATTGTCATTTCATCAGCATAAATGTCCATCGCAGACGCAATTTCTGGAGTGAATTCCATTTGATCAAAATCGCTATAACGTTCAGCGCGAGTTTGATTAGCCATAATATTGCTTTGAATAGCTTCAAAGGGATTATAGCTTTTCTTTTTAAATGCCTGTCCGCTGGTAGACGTAAATTTAAAGCGA